AGCGGCTATGAACTTTCGGTGGTCGAATCGCCCGTTGTTAATACAGTGGGAACAAATACGATTTTGACCAACGATATACGCTTGAGCATCCGCTACGAGCAAACCGCATAGGAGATGAAATGCCAACAACAATAATCACCGGGCGCGATGTGAGTTTAACCTTAAATGGCTCCTCATACGATGCCCAAGCAACATCCGCAGTGCTTTCAAACGAACACACCATTGAAACTTATCAAACCCTAGATGGTCGCGCATATAAAGCCATTGATGATCAATGGACTTTCACACTTGAACTTCTTGCTGATTGGGGAGCAGCCAGTTCACTATTTGAAGCAATGTGGGGCGAAGCAGAAAATTACACAAATAGCACTGTTTCAGTTTCTTTAACTGCGGCAACAGGTGCAGTTTTTGCATTTAATGTTTTGCCAATTTATCCATCTGTTGGAGGTGCTGCACCAGGGGCACAAACCGACACTTGGACTTTTACAGTCATCGGAAAGCCAACGGAAACCTTTAGTTAAGATCGGAGCATCGGGAGATGAAATTACCAATAACAATTGAATACAACTCGGGCGAGAGTGCAACCTATATTGCGCAACCGCCCGAGTGGGCCAAGTGGGAAAAACAAACTGGTCACACTTTGTCGAAAGCGCAAGAGGTCATCGGCATTTGGGATTTAATGTTTTTAGCCTATAACGCGCACAAACGCGAGGCAGCCGGAAAGCCAGTTAAGCCTTTTGACATTTGGATGGAAACAGTCGCAGATGTTTCAACGGGGTTATCTGACCCAAAAGCCATAAGCCCGGAAGCATCCGCAGAACTCTAGTTGAGTTGGCAATCCGGACTGGCATCCCAATGCAATACTGGGATGATGCGGATGACATTGCAACTGCTGCGGAGATTTTGGAGGATGAGTGACATACGAACAGGGGTTAGCCTATGATCGCCGGGAACTTGCCCAACTCATCAAAGCGTTCAAAGCAATGGATGCCGAGGCGACAAAGGTTGCTGCTGAAACTGGTTTTGAGTTGTCTAAATTTGTTTCTGGCGAAGTCAAAAGCGCAGGCTATTCGCGCTACATCAATCCAACCGCAGTCCGCAGAATCGTTGATGGCGTTTCAGTATCGAAGACCTCAAAGGTCGGCCAAGTGTCATACGGATTTGCGCGCCAGCGTTTCTCAGGTGGTGGCACAACAAGGCAACTTTGGCCTGGGTTTGAATTTGGTTCAAAAAGGTTTAAACAGTTTCCTACTTATTCAGGTAGATTTGGTAGAGGTGGGCGCGGCTGGTTTATATTCCCGACCCTTCGCAGACTTCAGCCTGAATTAGTGAGAAAATGGGAAGACAAATTTGCCGACATTTTAAAGATTTGGGGTAAGTAATGGCTGGAGATAGAACCCTTAAACTTAGCCTTTTAGCAGACACAAAGAACCTGATTGATGGCTTAAACAAAGGCCAAAAAGAAAGCCAGACATTTGGCGACAAAATTGACAACATTAATCGCAAGGTTGGTTTGGCTTTTGCTGCGATGGGCGCGGCTGCTACTGCAATGGCCGTTAAATTTACAAAGGATGCAATCGGCGCTGCTTCCGATATGGAAGAAACAGTTGCAAAAATAGGCGTTATTTTTGGTGATAGTGCAAAAGAAATTGATAAGTTTGCTGCAACTGCTGCAACTAATTTAGGTCAATCTAAACAACAGGCTTTAGATGCAGCCGCCAATTTTGCTATTTTTGGAAAAGCAGCCGGGCTTTCAGGTGAGGCTTTAGTTGATTTTTCTGTTGATTTTGTTGCTCTTGCATCTGATCTTGCTTCCTTTAATAACACAACGCCGGAAGATGCAATTAACGCTATTGGCGCTGCTCTACGCGGAGAAGCCGAACCTCTTAGGCGTTATGGTGTTTTGCTTAATGATGCAACTTTAAAAGCGGCTGCTCTTGAGTTGGGGATTTATTCTGGCACTGGCGCACTTACCGCACAACAAAAAGTTTTAGCGGCACAAAAGGTTATTTTAGAACAGACCAATCTTGCTCAAGGCGATTTTGCTAGAACATCTGATGGCTTGGCAAACTCACAAAGGCAAATTGCTGCATCTGTTGAAGATGCTAAAGCGCAACTTGGTGAGGCTTTATTGCCAGTGATCCAGCAACTAGCCAATTTCACAAAAGATGTCTTAGTTCCTGCCCTTTCATCATTTATTGCCGGATTGACAGGTAAGGGTGGCCTAAAAGAAGGATTTACAGAAACACAAAAAAGTGCTGAGCAATGGGGTATAAGAGCGCGCAAAGTTTTTGATGTCTTAGTTGATTTAAAAGAAGTTGCTATTGCAACCGCCGCAGTCTTAACAACAATCTTTGTGGTCAGCAAAATTCAAGCAGCAGTTGTTGCAACCATTGCATTGATTAACACTTTAATAAAGGCTTACAACGCACTAAAGGCATCAGCAATTGTTGCTGGTATTGCAAGCGCATTTGCGCTCAATCCTTTGCTTGGCGTTGGCGCAACTGCCGGTGCTGCTGCGGTGTTAGCAGCCGCAAATGCAATTGCAAGGCGCAGTGATACCAATGCGGTATCAACAAGCACTAGCGGAACAGGCAGCAACACAGTTCCGAGTTCAAGTTTGCCTAGCGGTTTTACTTCCGGAACATCTATTCCAAAACCTGCGCCTGCGCCTCAGATTACAGAAAGCGCGAGCGCAAGCGGCACAACTCGAACAACTAACGCACCTTCCGTTGCCTCTGCTCCCACAATTCTTCAACCGAGCGGCAACGCAATTCCAAGCACCTTTGATGTTGCAGCCGCAAGAGCCGGCGAAGAACAAGACCGGCCCATTGTTATTAATGTAAATGCACCATCGGTAATTGATGAAACGGGTTTCACTAGGGCAGTTCAACTTGCCATTCAAAACACACAACAACGCGGTGGAGGCGGTGGAGGCTTCGCCCAAATTCTATGACAGTTTTTACACCTGAATGGCGAGTAAAAATTAATGGCACAACAGTCACCGCCATTACCCTTGTCAATTTAACTATCACCTCAGGTCGCCAAACAATTTATGAGCAACCTTCCGCATCCTATTGCAATGTAAGTCTTATCACTGATCCATCTCAATCAGTGCCTTATGAAATAAATGATTCGGTGACAATTGAGGTTAAAAAATCGGACAATACTTATGTCAATTTATTTGGCGGCTTTCTTTCTGATATTGCCGTTGTTGTCACAAACGCCGGCACAATTCAAGCCAGGCAAGAAGTGCGCATTGTAGCACTTGGGGCAATTGCAAGAATGGTCAGGTCTAACTTTGTTGGCAATCTAGGCGCAAACAATGATGGTGACCAAATTCTTGAAGTGCTTGAAGGGGTGCTTTTTGCCTCCTGGAATGAAGTGCCTGGGGCTTTGACTTGGGATAACTACGAACCTGCAACGCAATGGGAAGATGCAGAAAACACAGGTCTTGGCGAAATTGATACGCCTGGAGATTATTCACTTGCCGCATTAAATAATTTAGATCAATCTGTTTATTCCTTAGCAACTCAAATTGCCAATTCAGGTCTAGGTTATTTTTATGAAGATTCGCAAGGTCGAATTGGTTATGCCGATTCAACGCACCGCGCAGAATATCTCGCTGCCAATGGTTATGTTGATTTAGATGCGAGGCAGGCTTTTGGCTCTGGAATGACTATTTTGAAACGCGCCGGAGATGTCAGGAACAGTTTGTCTATTATCTATGGAGCAAGCGGCAATCAATCATATGAAGATGAAGATTTGTCCTCAGTTGCACTATATGGCGAACTGGCTTGGGTGGTCACAACACACTTACAGAATCTAACGGATGCAGAGGATCAAGCCGATTTTTATTTGCAAATTCGAGCGTTCCCTCAATATGAGATGCCAAGCATTACCTATCCACTACAAAACCCCGAAATAGATGATGCAGACCGGGATGCCCTTTTAGAAATATTTATGGGCCAACCTTTAAACATCCAAAATTTGCCATCAAATATGACATTAGGGGAATATCAAGGTTTTGTTGAGGGCTGGACCTGGAGGGCATCTGTAAGCGGCCTTAGTCTAGAATTAACGCTTTCACCAATTGCATTTAGCCTCCAGGCATTTAGATGGAACTCAGTGCCAGTTGGCGAAACTTGGAACTCAATCAGTCCAACATTGGAATGGTATAACGCTACAATAGTCGCCTAAGGAGAATAAATGCCGAATACTACAAATTATAACTGGGCTACCCCAGCAGACACAGACCTTGTTAAAGACGGAGCAGCCGCTATCCGCACACTCGGATCAGCAATTGACACAACAGTATTTAATAACGCTGGCGCTGCGGTGGCTAAATCCACAATAGATGCTAAAGGCGATTTATTAGTCGGAACGGCTGATAACACAGTTGGACGCCTAGCCGTTGGAACTGACGGATTCATACTTCAGGCGGATAGTTCGGTTTCTCC